TTGAACATTCCGTCAAGTACTTCAGTTGTTCCTGCACCGACTCCAGTTTTTGAAATAACAGTGTTTGCAGGTACAGTTTGAGTAATACCGTAACCAACATTAATACTTCCTACACTGTTAAGTGTAAGATTCTGATCTGCTTTACCATCAATTATTCCAATTCTAATACCGTTCGACCATGTGCCTGGATTTTTAGCAGCAACAGTCACGTTTGCAATTGTATTTACATCGTACCCTAATTCTTCGTAATGATCAATACTCTTGATCTTTGTGCTTGTAGCAGCACCAACGAATCCATTGTACAATCCTGCATCGTCAGCTCTGACTACGTTTAGTATTCCACCGTAAGCCAAATATGATGATGCAGTCAACCATGTTTCATACTGTTTGTCAGTACTATATGGTTTCCCAAATGTATTAAGTAAATCGTTCTCCGTATTAACAAGAGTTGGAGTTCCGACAGGCCCTTGTGCAAACGGGCCTACAATTCCACCTATCTTATCTGTTGTGGGGTCGATCCTTCCTAGTGTTAAATCAACTTCCCTTACCAAAATACCAGGAGATGCTAGATTCAGTGGCATCTTTAATTCCTCTCTCAGTCCAAATTTATTCTAGAAATATTTATAGATTTGTCTTTTTACATGTAGTCCCACATGTATGAACGGTCTCCATATTCGTCGGTATGCCATCTATCTCCTTCCTTATCAACGAAACTATCCATGTCTTCAAGACCGTCGGACATGAACCCAAATGGAGCCATATCTTGTTCTATTTGATTCTTTTGTTCGTCATAAATTCTCTTACGAACATCCTGATCAGACATTTCTTTAAAGTAATCTTGACACACTAACCATGAGAATATTACTAAGCACATTGCTAGATCATCATTAGATCCTTCCTCTGCTTCAAATGAATTTCCTTTCTGAGAAAATGTAGTTAACTCTGATATGATCTCATAATCACAAGTTAAAAGTTTATTATCTTCCAATAAAGTTTTAAGATTTGAGCAACCTAATTTTTTAACAGCTGCCGTCATTCTTACTCCAAGTTGTGTCTTTTTCCCTGAAAACCCTTGACCTACAATTTGGCCATTTCTCCCTCTCATTGTAGCCATTAAAAGATTATCATACTCCAAATCATATTGCATAATACTTGCAACTTGATCTCCTATATCATTCACTTCTATTAAAACAAATGCCTGATTATATCCTATTGCAACATCATGAATAATATTGGGAAATAGCATAGGTTTAATTTCATTATTCCTATATTTTGCTACTACCTTATATGGAAACTCTGTAGTATCAAAAACTAAAAATGCAGAATAATCATTACCAAGTCCTCTAGCCACATCAACTGTGAGTATGTAATTATGATCCTTTATTGGTTCTTCGTAGATATCAAGACCAGCATTTCTCTGGATGGGGTCTTCAAATACAAGATTTTTTAACTTTGCTGCACTAATAAGAGTATTAACAGATCCTAAAAATTCACATTCAAACTCAATTTTGAATTGTTGTTCTGATGTGTTTGCAATTGTTTGTTCTTTCCATTCAGCATCTCTACCAGGAACTTCAGACCAATGTACTTCAGTAGGAACATATTCACTCTGACCTTTTTCTGAATTATGCCACATACGGTAGAAATGATTCATACCCCTTGGGGTTGAAACAATAATTACTTTAGTACTTTGTCCAGACGTAATAGTAGGATAAACAGAGGCAAAGAAGTCGTCAGCAATGTGATTCGGGATGAAAGCGAACTCGTCAAGAAAGATGACATTATAGGATCCACCTCGGACAGCAGATGAAGAAGTAGAGTTTGCCGATATTTTTGATCCATTTTCTAATTCTAGGGAACCTTTATTCCACGATACTATACCTTGCTGCATCCATGAAGGTAAATTTTCGTATGCAAGTTGTAATCTGCCAAGTAAATCTCTAGCAGTTGATGCCTTGTTTGCAAGTATTGCAATGTTTACATTATCATTAAAAACTGCATAATGCAATAGGTACGAAACACATGTTGTAGATTTACCAGTCTGTCTGGGCATTTTACAGATGTTAAATCTATGTTTATGAAAATTATGAATTAATTTTTCTTGAAAATCGTACATATTAAAAGGAACTAGTCCTTCATCAAGAGATACAATCTGAATATAATTTCTTGCAAAATAAACAGGATCATCCTTACACTTTAAGAATTCTACTATCTGCTCCTCTGTAAATTCATGAGGAGTATTTGCTTTTTTTAAATTAGGATTACCAAGATATACATTATCAGACATAGTTTAATTAATCCTGTTTGTTAATATCTAAGGATCTTATATTTCTTTCTTTCATCTGTTGTTGTACTTGAACTGGGCCAATAACATCTATAAATTCCATGAAAGATTTACCATCTTTATCTTCGATGGTAATCTTTTCCTGATAGTTTTTCCAGTCCATTTACTTTTCCGTCTCTTTATTATTTAGAAACTGTTGCTTCAACATCTTTGAAAGATCTGATGTTGAACCTACAAAAACAGCGTTATTAGTAACATTATTTGTAGTTTTAACTGCTTCTTCGTCAACTTCTTTAACTTTTTTCTGAAGATCTAGTAACTTATCAGTGGTATCAGCAACTGATTTAATAATTTGTCCAGCAACTTCATATGCCCTTGCACTACCTTGTTCTTCAGCAACTTCCATAATACCATTAAGTGCTTCTTGACCTTTTTCAATTAATGAATAAAGATTCCCTCTAGTATATTCATAATCTTTACGTACCTCAGTTTTACCATCATTTTTGGTTAATTTATTTTCAGATACGGTGCTAACCTCAATCTCACTACTGGTATTGAGTGCGTCATCTATAGGATCAAAATTGTTACTCATTAGATGTCCTCTTTCCTAACTGGACTGTAAGTTTTACCATCACCTAAGAATTCCCAGTTCTCATCAAATCCAAAGTCATCAGCAGGCCCTGCATCTGCAGGATTAGGTGTTGCAGTATATCTCATTTCACGTTTTGTAGTTTGAACATTAGTATCTGCATATAGATCTGTTTGAACTTTTTTGATAAGTCCTTCTGAAGTATCTGAGATTGGGCCAAAGAGATAAGTTTTTGCGGTAAAATTTAATGTATATATTAGTGCTCTTCTTGTACTAAAGTCTCCTTCATAGTCATCTTGAAAAGAAACATTATCTAAAACTAAAGGAATATCTCTTTTTTCTCCTATAGATTTTACTAAATCAACTGTTAGTGTAAATGCTGGTTGAAAATATGGAAGTATCTGTTCAACAATCTGTAAAGCATCATCATTTAATTTTGTCCATATACTCAATTCAAATCCAATATTATATGGAACAGGCATATAAACCTTTTTTAAATTAGTTCCATCAGAAGTTTTAAATGTCTGTGTAACACCTGCTTTTCTAGTAGGATCATAAGAAATAGTATTCATTTCAAATGACATTCTTGGTAATGTTGTAGCAACTGGTTTGTTTAAATCTGCTTGTTGTTCCAATCTAGCAAGAAATTTTTGAGCAGGGCCATATGATAATGGTACTTTAAAGTCACTAAAATCTTCACCATCTTGAGATTTGTGCTTAATAACAATGTTATTAAATACTGTACCAAAAGATATTATGGTTTTTCTAACTATTTCGTGATAATAATAAGTTCCTAACATTATACTTGTCCGAATGGGTTACCTTCACTGAAGTCAATAATAGCATCTGCTTCTGCTTCAATATTGTCGCTCTGATCATATTGATCGGCAAATTCTGCTTTAGCAATATAATCTACATTATATCTAGCACCAGAAGTAGTTCCAACAGCAATCTCACCAGCTTGGAATGTTCCTGATGTAGTTCCCAATTTAAGGACAACTTCATCTCTATCCCAACTCTTAACTCTACCTATAGCACCACTAACAGATCCTTGAACAGCCTCATTGAATTGATAAGTTCCAATACCAGTTATAGTTGCTGGTTGTGAAATAGTTGCAATACCTGTATGTGAAGTATATCCAACACCTGCATCAGAAATAAGAATTTGAGTGACCATATTAGCAGATTTATCTACAACTGCTCTAGCAACAGCAATAGTATTTCCAACACCTACAGGTGGTGCATCGAAGAATATAGTTGCTGCATCTGCATAACCACTACCACTATTTCCAACACCAGTAGTTATTACCTGAACACCAGCAGTACCAGCAGGGCCTAAGTTTGCAGTTGCGGCCGCACCAACTCCATTGTATGTGGTAATACCATTAGTTGCTGTTGTTGCAGTACTTACTATAGTAACTGTAGGTGGTGTAGTATATCCAGCACCAGCATTTGTTAATAAAATTTCTTTAACAGAATGTACACCATAAACAGATGTTGTTATAGCTACCGCAGTTGCAGTAATACCTCCACCAACTGGCCCAGGCCCTGCAATTACAACATTAGGTGTTGTAGTATAATTATATCCATCTTCATTAAGGAATATATTTCTAATATATCCACTTGAAGTACCAATATTTAATGTTGCAGTTGAACCAATAGAGATTAACTGTAACTCAGTCATATAACCATAATCAACGAGTGTCTCATCAATTGCCTGTGTAGAATCACTAATTTGATTCCATCCACCAACGTCATCACTAAGTTCGTAAAGTTCACACTGTAATTCATAAACATATCCTTTACCTAACTGATAGAAAGGTTTTTCATGTTCTACAAATTTAACTTCAAAAATTCTTTTACCTAATGGAAAATATATTAAATCTCCTTCACGTGGTCTACCTTCAACAAGTATTTCATCATCAGGCATTGAAACTAAAAATGGTGCAATAAAATCTTCCCATCTTTCTTTTGATATTGTTATGACCAATTCATCTTTTAAACTCATACCAAATTTAGTCATTATATCACCAGCACCTGTATACCCTTCATAGGTATTAACATATGCTTCTAATAAAAAATTATCGTCAAATTTTGACGATTCAACTTCTCTAAAAATATTATCTTTATTAACTATTTTTCTGGGAAGATAAGTAATTTCAACACCATACATCCTCAACTGTTCGTTGATAAGATCCTGAATAAGTCTTTGTTCTCCTGAAGAACCTTTTAGGAAAAATGGATTTAATGCCATAATATTAACCTATCATATCAAGGGGTGGTACCTCGTATTCTGAAGTCATCTTCTCTAGAAGAGTATCTATTTCTCTTTGTCCATCTTCATATATTTCTCTACCATTAAATTCAATTCCACCAGGAAGTCTAACTCCTTTAAATTTAATTAAATTTTGTCCCCATTGCTTCTTCAACAATGCAGTTAAATATTTCTTTAACCATGGATCATTATATACTTGACTATATGCTGTAGGATCTAATGCTCTCCAACATTCTAATACAATATATGAACCAACTTCTTCAGCCTTCCAATCAATATCCAAGTACAATCTATCTTGTCTTTGGTTAAATCTGATCTGTTTATCAGTGGTTAATAAGAAATCAATATCTTCTAGATAAGTCTTAACCATAGCATATTGTAGTAAATCAACTGAATTAAATTGATATAAGTCATTCAAAAATAGTTGATATTTAATACTAAACATCCCAGATGATATTGTACTACTATCAAATTTAAATACTTTTTCTACACCAATTACAGAATCTGGAACAGGTATAAAGTTTGAATTTTCATACCAATTAGAAGTAACAGTTCCTACTCCACTTACATTTGAAGAACTACTTGTAGTAACTATACCAACTCCACTAGTTCCGTTTGCTCTTCCTCTATCAATATCTTCTTGAGTAAGTTGATGTTTAAGATACATTTTCTCAACACCATTATAATGACGTTCGTTGAAAAATTGTATTGCATCATCTATTAAATCATCAGCCTGATCGTCATCAACATTAATTTCTAAAACAGGAGAACCTAACTGCCTATAGCAATAATTTTTAAGTTCTTGTCTAGTTGTTGGTTTTGCCATCAGTAAGAGCCTCCATCTATTAATCCAGCTGTTAATGTTCCATCTACGTAAGCATCTGCTGTAAATGTTGCTATTGCACCAAAGGTAGCAATACCAGCAGTTACAACTAAACCACCAGTAGTAGCTCTAAATCCCCTACCAGCAGTAACTAATCCAACAGAATCAACATTTGTTACATCTTCGTAAGTAACTGTTCCACCAACTGAAAGGTTACCAGTAACTGAAAGACTATCCGTTAAAGCATCAAATGTAAATCCTGCACTATCTCTTAAAGTAGATCCTACTCCCAAGAATGGAACACGAGTCGCTGTTAAAAGAGCATATGTAGATACACCTGTGATATTTAGTGATTGTGCGTTTACGTTATCAAGAACGATATCGTCACTCAAGAATAAGTCACCACCAACAAAAAGATCTCCAGTAACCGTAGCACCAGTGGAGATTGTATTAAATACTTTTGTTGTTCCATGATACAGTTCTGCTGTACCACCATATCCAATTCTTAATGCACCTTCACCAGTATCACTTATATAACTATGAGAACCATCATGATATATTTCTAATGCAGTGGAAGAAGTACCAAATTTTAATTTAGTATTATCATTATATTTAAAAGAACCTTCACTTGCATCAAATGATGCTGTAACTATACCAACACTATGCTTGAAGTGCATGTCTCCAGCAAATGATGATATTCCAGTATTAACATCTAAAGTTGATACTGAAGCGATACCACCGACTACATTTTGTGCTGTAATCGCAGTAAGAGCCTCACCACCAGACGCACTGGAAAGTATTTTTACAGCATTTTGTTGACCAACTCTTACTCTAATATCTGCCATTATTAGCTCCTAGTTACTCCTTCTCTCACTAAGACATTTCCCTCAACAACCCTTTCTACAACACCACCTTTTGTAATAACAATATCATAAACATATCTACCTGCTCTTAAACTAGTAGTAGTTGTAGCAGCTAATTCTAATACAATCTTTCCAGAACTGGGCTCAGGAATACTAGCATTAAAATCTGTTGCTGTAGATGCACCTGCCCATTTTCTCATTTGAGACGCAACGGTATATCCATTCAAATCTAATGCTGAATTGTTATCAACAGATTCTAAATTAAAAGTTTGTTGGAATGTGGATCCTGTATTTACTACAAGATTATTAACATATACTGCAGCCATCTATTTACGAAAAGAATCCCTACTTCCTATTTATAGGAGTACTACTTCTTAGTTAACTTATAGAGTAAACTCTTTATTTCATCTAGTTCACTTCTTAATCTAGATATCTCTTCTTTTTGAGAGTCAACAGCATGTATTTTAATTAATCTAGATTTATATTCTGCATCATTGCAGTTTATAATTGCACCAGTGGTTTCGTCACGGTATAAACCTTTGTAATTTTCAACTCTAACGTATTCCATTATTTAACAGCAATGGTACGAATATCTCTAATCTTAACTGGTTCAGCCTGATTAGTAGAAGACATTACAACCTTAATCACATATCCATCAAATTCACCAAGATTATCTGCTGTAAATTCATATTCCTTATATTCATCATATAGGCTTGGTGTAACCTCTGCATCAGGTAAGCCACTATTAAGTGTCTCATCTATTACCAGATTACCTAAACCATCTCCAGTTGTATCTTTAAGATTATCATAACCAGGGAATAATTCAAATTCTTGTAATATTTCCATAGAATCAGGTCTTTGTAATGAATAAAGAACTCTAAAGTCTGCATCTGATCCTCTATATGCGGTAAGAAGTACCTTTAAGGAATCAGCAGATTTATTAAGTTTAATCAATCTAGAAACATAAATTGCAGCATGAGGATCTTCAGTATGTGTTTTAACCTCTGCATTTTCAGGATAATTTGAAACAGGTTTATCTATCATATTTGTTCCAAGTTGAGAATAAGCAACATTGGTATAGATTATTGGAGACACGTTCTGATTCTTAGTCTCAAGTGTTATTCCTGTAGTAAATGATTTATTTCTTTCAATATTACCCAAATAAGTAGTTTCATTTATTTGAGAACATACTATTCTTGGAGTAGTTAAGTCATTAGGAGTGTTAAGTTGTACAGGTTGGAATCCTTGATCTTGGAATGAAACTTCATTTCCAGAAACACTTGTTCCTGTTACAGTTCTAATAGATGCTTTAGTACTGGTCATAGGTGATGGTGTAACTACATCATAACAAGGAGTTATTGTCTCAAACTGTATATTCATAGTTCCTCTAACAGAATCTCCACCAGCAAAACCATCTTCAATGAATGATAATTCTGGATTAGCAACTGCATCAGTACTTCTATTTTTACCACCACTTGTAGTATCAAATCCAACATAATAATGATTTAATCCAATATCTATTGGAGATATTTGATGAGTAAAGTTATTGATTCTTCTTAAAGAAACACCATTTAACTCATATTTTTCTATTGGTTCACCAGCACTGTATGGAGTTATGGTTGTATTATCTACACCACGAATTATATCATCTAATGATCCATTTCCGACTGATCTGTAACCAACAATTTCATCACCAATTCTTGCATAACCAGTACTTCCAACACCAATAGGTGCTCCTTCAAAAGTAGAGAATCCAACAGTAGATCCAACACTAATAGATGATGCACTCACATCAATATCAAGTGAAAGTAAGGATATTTCGGCATTAGGTGTAATATCAAATACTTTTAATTTATTATTAGTGGCATGCATACCATGATTAAAGTGAGATACTCTGAAATGCTTACCATCATATAGTCCACCATCAAGTGTTAAATCTGAAGCAAGAACAGGGCCACTACCAGTAGAAGCATTTTGTATTACTCCACTTATAGGATCAGCATACCTTAAATCTTCAGTATCTTTAAATGATCCTGTAGCAGATGATCCTTGAATACCTGATAGGTATAATGTATCAAGACCACTATTTTCCTCAATAGTGAAGAAAGCACCAGCACCTACATTTCCAGAAACATCAGCAGTTACAATACCTACAACATCACCAACTTTATAACCTTTTGCTGTACCAGCTGTTGTAAATCCAGTAATTGCTCCATTTGAATCAACAGAATTAATTTTAATCTTAAATCCTTCACCCTGCCCTACAAGATTGTAAGTACTAACGTCAGTAAGAGTATTGTTGTATCCTGTTCCTGCTCTAGCAATAGTTGCATTAGTTACGGAAGCACCAGTACCAACAATGTATCCATGAACAGCATCATTTGAAGATCCTACAACTTTTGTACCAGGTATAAAGGTTGTAAGTCCAGAATGTCCTGAAGCAAGATTAGTAATAGCAATTTTACCAGTCTTGGCTAATGTGGTTATTGGATTACTATCAAGTAATCTTACATAATCATTACTTTCATTTAGAGTTGGATTAGAGAAGTATGCAGTTCCTTGATTAGGTTTAAATTTTGCTTTATATAGTTTCATCTTCATATCTTCCATCTGACTTGGTTCCCAGATAGATCCATTCTGTGACTTATAAAGACTACCTAATGCCCATTGCTGAGTATAGATTATAGTAGATCCACCTACACCATCACCAGTAGCACCACCAGTAACTGTTTCACCCATTCTAGCAATCCAGACTTCATATTGATCAGTAGTTGTTGCAAGAAGAACTATTGCATATTCCTTTCCTGCTTCCACATAAACTGGTTCTCTAAATTTAACATTAGTTGCAACTGAACCATCGTCAGAAGTTGTTATATCATCAGGATAAACTACTTCACCAAGATTAAGATTGGTTAGAGTTGGTGTTCCTAACTCTACAGTTCTTACCTGAACAACAACAGGATTATTTTGTCCTGTTGGAGGTTTCTTTGCAAAGAATAAATCGACAGAAGTTAAAAATGCTCCATGCTGATCATCATCTAAGTTTATATTTTGACTCTGTATTGAAGAGGAATCAGGTGCTTGTATCCTCGTTGCAACAGCAAATGACTGAGCAAGAGGGTCAGATCTATGGCCCTGATACGTTCTTGTAATAGTAGTAACCTTAGTTGTAGTCGTTGTATGGATATCTTGATATTGTATTTCACGGAATGTACCCATAGATCGGAAATTAATTGATGCTGAGGAAATTAATTTACTTCCTTTAAGTTCTTTTGCATTAGTTGCATCTCCAGTAATTTTATATTCCTTATTACCAGATGGAATAACAACACTAGGTTGTGGATCAACAAAAGGATTTCTCAAGTACCAAGATCCTTGCAAATCACCATAGTTATCAGTAACTAATCTTAAATCTTTAACATAAGCAACTGCACCACTTGTCTGACCAACTAATTTTGCACCTTTAACTACATAACCAGAATATTTTCCTTGTGCCTTTTCTGATAGAGCAAAACAATCAACGTTCACTACTTTGGAAGAACTGGTATATGTTGCTTGGAACTGTTCTGCAGGTTTATAAGGCATGTATGTATAAACCGTTTTTGGATTGTTATATGGGCCTGTTTTATGATTTTGATTAGCAACTCTGAAACTAACAATTTTCTTATTGCCATCATAACCTAATACTTCTTCTCCAACTTGGAATACTCCAACAGATCCATAATTATCTAAACTTGTATCATTTGATATCTCCAACAATTTTGGAATAAAGTCCATACCAGCTTGATTATCCATAAATTGATAATGCTGTGTTGTTGGTTTTAGGAGTTTAGCATCAAACGTAGTATTTCTAGATCTCATATATTGATCATCACCAGTTGATGTTATAACATCACCTTTGAAATGTGTTTTTCTAACTTCGGTAGATGTAGTTCTTGTAGTTCCTGGAGCTCCATTAGACCAATAGTAATAAGACCAGAACCAACTAGTCCATTTTCTCCTTTGTGTCCAACGAACAACTTCATCTGTTCTTTTCTTATTTTCCTTAATTACCGCACTCATAGGATCGAGTCTAATAGTTCTAAGCCAACTATCACTTATTGGTGTTAAGTCAACAAGACCTCTAAAATCAATAACATGGAATGGGTTAACATTCTCAACTCTAGTTGCAAGTGGTTGATTTATCCATGGAACTTCATCAAAATCTAAAAGTACTGTATCACCTCGTTTTACAACATTACCATCTAACAGAGTAAAATCTTCTGATCTATCTAATTGAGTATCAACAATATTAGAAGCTGGCATTAAAGCACTTTCAAGACTGTTTTGGCCCATAATAGGTCTTATTTCTGCAGACCTTTCATCAACAGCTACAGAAGAATAATCAAGATCAATATTATCATTATTTTGGAAATCATCAACGAAAAATCCACTCTTAAATCTATCATTACCTTGAGAATCTTGTATTTTAAATGCTTCAGTATTTACTTCAAGTAATGATAAAGTGGTTGTTCTTTCTAAACCTTCAATTCTATTTTCTAACTTACCAATATCACGCATTGTATATCTTCTATTATCGGTAAGATAGATATCTGCATCACCTGGATTATAAAGATATGCTGGATATGCTATCGTAGCTAACTCCATCATTGAAGGAGATACTTGTGATGGAGGTAATGGATCTCTTTCTGATTGACCTTGAACTACTGATAATGTACCATTTTTATCAATGTATAATTTATCAATTCTAGGTAGATAATATTCATACCCCAAAATAGATTGCTCATTAGGTGCTAATAAGAATTTTGGTTCAACATTAAATTGTGTTGTTCTAGCATCAAAAGCAAATGGAGATACTGTATTACTAGTAAAATCGGGTACTCTAGGTCTGAAATCTAATGCATCTGTTGCTCTTACTTGGTTAATACCGATTGAAGGTACATCTTTATTATATCTTGCTTTATCGTAACTCATTACGGTAAATACATCTCCTTTATCACCACTAGGAACAACGTACTTATCAAATACTACTAACATTCTTTTAGATGGTATAGCAGAATTTCTTTTTCTAACAAGTCTAGAATAGTCGTAGTACTGATCTCTTTGTCCTTCATCTAGAGTAAATGATCTGGAAATATCTTGATATTTACCATCGCCTTCAGTAGCATTAATTCCCTCAACGGTACTAGTAAGATTTGATTCTGTAAATTTAGCAATTTCATTTAATTGGAATGTCCTATCGTTTAGATATACAATACCTAATTTATTAGCACCACCAGAAGAAGGAGAGGATCCATTATTTGTAACTACTCTAGCAATAGCATTAGAACTATCACCTACAATATCTTCACCAATAATTGCATTTGATGCGACGGCTGCTGTAGCACTAAACGTGATAATATCAAAAGTTGGTTGCTCTTCATTAGTTGATTCACGAATAGCAATAATTTTTGAAACATCAGGAACATTTAAAGATATCTCTCTATCTTGAACTCTTAATCCATATGCATATGGATTCCAAGTTAATCCGTCTTGAATACCAGTACCTATACCAGATTGTTGCAATTTAGATGCGGTTACTTCTACAATATTACTCTTAACAAAATTCTTAACTTTACTCTGAATACCTTGTTTAATTGCAGTTACGTTAACAACAGTATTAGCATCAGTAGTATTTAATCCCCCAATTACAACTTGAGATCCACCAGTATTATATGAAAAATTACCAGGTTTTACTCCAGATACTCCACTACCAGATCCATAATGAACAGAGTATCTATTTGGAGCAAAAGAATCAAAAAATGCTGTACTAATTCCAGCTCCACTACCATCTTTAACACCAGGTGTTCCAGATATATCTAAAGTTGTTGTAGATGATGCAATACCTTCACCAGTAATTTGTGCAGTAATTGTTAATGTAGATTTATCAAAATCAATAGCAGAAATATTAGTATCTGGTAATACTGAGTATAAAGATCCTTGTTCCCCTTCTCTAATAGATGGTGCACCAACAGCAATATCTACAGTTCCACTAGTATTAATAGGTGTTCCACTGAATATTCCAGCAACACTTACACCCAAAGGAGCGAGAGTTAGAGCATATCCATCAGGAGAAATAGCACTTACATTTGCAAATATTTCATCACCACTTCCTTGAGAATATCTAATTATAGTATTAGTTGTAATACCAGTAAATACTGCACCTGGTGATCTTAGTGTTGTTCCAGAGTTGGTTACGATTCCTACTTTTATTCCATTAGGTAAAGGATATTTGTCTAAAAATGCAAATCCACCAAAGTCTTGTGTGTAAGCACCTGTTGCTGTTTGTTTAACGTACTTAATATCTTTAATACCAAATGATTTTACAGCAAGTGTTTGTACAGCAATAGAATTACCTTGAATTATAAGTGGTTCATTTGCTAAAAATCTACCAGATGTTTGCTCTACAAAAAGATCATTTGCTGTACCACTAGTACCACCATTACCAGCTCCAGCAGAATTCCATACATAACCAGTTGCACCACTATGTCCACCTTTTACATGGTATGAGTGTAACACTTCTGTTGATGAAAGTGATCTATTTAATGATAATCTAGTAAATGTTTGAACATCATATAGATATAAATTCCATTTTGATGAATCATCAACATATTCAGAAGATATACTGAGATTATATACTCTTGCTCTTCCTATTTCTAAAGTTGATGCTGAATAACCATTATACAATGCAATTTCTTTTCTATATTGAGGTTGACCTACAACTTTTTGAAGTTGTACTCTATTCCCCATTGAGAACGGAATACTAGAAGCATCTATTTTTTGAGTATCTCTTGGTTTAGGAACATCTAATGCAGTCGTATGGCCTGTATCAATTTGATATCCTCTAACATATGCTGTTCCACCACCAATTCTTAGACATGCTAAATCATCTGTTGGTGCTTCTCCCTCATCAGTTTTCTGATCAGCAAAGTATACCCCACCATTTCCCAATCTATTATTTAATGAATTACTAAGTTTTATATCAAATGGTTCTACAGTATAGTTTCCAGATTCTTCGTATGTTCTTTCTGCAAGGTAATCTTCAATTATATTATAACTACTTTTTGCTTGAATTTTTCTTACTTGACCATTAACAACTTTTAAAATCTCAACAAAATCAGAATCATCATAATCATCTGTTCCTTTTTTAGTAAGACTTAATGAAATTTTAAATCTATCAGCACCAGGAGCAGCATAGTTGGTAAATCCTTGAGCATTATCATATAATGTAGGATCATCTTTTGCACCAATTATTAATTCATCAATTTTTAAACCAACTCTATATGATGGTGAATTTGTATAATAGTCTAATATTATTGTTTGCTTAGTTACATTAACAAAAGTACCTCTAATAAAAAATACACCATCAGCTATAGAAACTGAAGATCCTGTAGATGTTGCATCTTCAGATATTAATGTTGCAATTTCCTGCCCTTCACCAATAGTAGTATTACCATAAACTATATTTTCTTTTACTATTAATGCCTCACCATTTGTAAATACATCACTTGAAAAATTATCAGGACTAGAACCTGAATATTTTACATATAGTGTTAAATATTCAACATCAGATCCATTTGGTAATACAACTTGTTGTACAGTTGCAGTTATTCCAGAACTTCTACCCTCTATAACTTTATCTACAAGTTCACTAGCATAAATTGAAACATCAATTCCAAACTGTAATGGACTTAATTTTACAGCACTATATTGGTCATCAAAAGTAATTCCACCAGGAATTACAACAGACCCCTCTTTGAACATATGACTACCAAATTGTTCAATTTGGTTCTGCATAATAGATTGCAGAGTCGTAAGTTCTCTAGCTTGAACTGGATATCCTGGTTTAAATAAAACCTTATGAAAATTCTTACTAGAATCGTAATCGTCATAGTAAGGGCTAATGTTTAAATCTTTCTTTTGAGCCATGATTTTTTAAAATTCCAGTATGATTTTAATGTCTTCTTTTTGTCTACTATCCCTAGTAACCGACTTACGATTGTCGATGTAAATTACATCTCCAGTAGTTTTATTTATCTCTGGATCAGCAAGACCACTTGTGAAATAAACACCTAAGTCAATTTCTCTAGTACCATCAGTATAAGTATTTCCAGTAAATGCAATAGAAGGAGAAGTATCGGATGGGCCACCAGCAGCAAAACTAATACTATTTGATGTGGCTTCAAATGCTAAAACTTTTGACTCTGTACTAACACCAACATAATCAGTATTATCAACACTATTTCCATAGTATAAAGATCTGTCTTGATAATATTTTAAAACATTAGTTTGCTTATCAAAAGAAGCAACATATCCACGAGCAACACCACCACCTGTAAGTGTTTGTGTTATGGAACTACCAATAGAAATAGAACTACCATTAAAGGAATCACCAAACTTAATTGCACCTAAAGATGAGTATTGACTACCACTAAAAACTGTATTTTTAGATGAATATGTAGAAGGATTCTTTATAATTCCTACTTGAGAGAATGTTGTATCTGTTGGGAAATCTCTTGTAGAATCATCAAATCTTGCATAAATTAGGACTCTATCTGCACCTAATTCTTTATAAACATCATACCCATGTCCTCTGGAAGGAGGTATAATTGGTATTAACTTAGCAAGAGTACTTGGAGAAGTACCAGTTGGTTGAAGTAACCCTAAGTCAACAATACCATAAGTGTATCCACTTCCACCTGCAGTTACAGTTACTGATTGAATAATACCACCAACAGTTTGTACAGATGCTTTTGCACCAGTACCATCACCAAGAATATCTACTGAAAATGTACCATTATTATATCCAGAACCTGGATTTTCAATGTATACTTGTTTAATCTGGTTAAAATTAATATCAGAATCAGCCGCTTCTCTAACATTCTGAATCTGAGAGTTAGTGGAAGTAGACCAATCGTTAGGAACTACAATATACTCTGTAGAATCAAATTTTATAATATCACTAGGTGATATTGAGAATAAGAATTTCCAAACATATCCATCACCACTTGTTCCAGCAGCAGATGGTTCTAAATCTGTAAATGTTGGTTCATCTTTTGATTTACCTCCAGCTGCCGTCGTAGAGCCTGGTGTACCATAAGAACCATTACTTAAGCAGACATAAACATTATAATCACTGTTAACAACATAGTAATTTGCATCATATAATCTAGGAGTTTTTGATATGGGAGCAGGATTACTAATACTGTAATCTTGTCTGTACATATCATACGAAGTATTTCTAGTCCATTGGACTTTTCGTATAACTCTTCTTATATTATTAGCATTTATTTTTTGACCAAATAGTGAAGTGCTTCTATATTGTGCTTCGTACGATAGATTATCCGTTGGTAATAACGGTGCAGAACTATCCCAAGTGCTAGTTCTACCAAATCCAGGATTTGGAGTAGCGGGATTGCTCAACCCTAAAAATACATAATAGGAATTATTAGTATCAAGTACAGAGTCTACAAAATTATTTGCATTAAATATTCTAAATTGATCTGTTACGACGGCAGACATATTAATTTTGTTTTTTATAATAGATATTTATAAGAGTTTATTAAGATGTTGGATCGACAGCCCCACTATCTCTAAAACCTTCTAACCTTCTCTGAATTGTTGGGAAGGTAGTTAAACCAGAATTGATGGTTAAACCACTAACTCCGATTGCTATTGGATTAGCACCATTTCTAGCAATGGTTCCACTTAATCTACCCATTGAGAAGTTTCCTGCTGGATTATTCTCCCATGATCCTGTAGTATTAAGTCCAGTATGTACAGTATCAGATTTAATGTTACATATTATAATTGTTTCTGTACCACTGTATCCTCCATGATTACCACTAATGTTGTAAACATTGTCTAGGAATTCCGTTCCTATACCAATTACTTCACTATCTGAATCATATACTGAAGTTACACCTGTTCCAATTTGTGTATTGAAAATATTAATTGGACGACCATCTGCTAAGTTGGAAAGCCCAGTAGCAGCACGGATATTAAACATCAATGCTAAACCAGTTGATGATCCTGCTTTGGTAGTTGTACCAATTCCAGTAATAGATCCAGAAACAGCCTGAACAGAAGTAATATTACTTACTAATTCAGATTTATATAGTGGTAGTGGTGCTATAACTTTAGGTACATTACTAGAAGTATATCCAAATCCAGAATTTGTAATTGTAGTTCCTGTAATAGCACCATTTGTTATAGTCGCAGTTGCAGTAGCAGTAGTTCCTATACCAACTCCAATACCACTCGTTGGGATTCCGACTGAAAGGTTGGTTGAAGCACCAACATATCCAAGACCACCATCCACAATAGTAAATCCTGATAATTGACCAGAACCATTAATTGTAGCAGTTAGAGATGCAGCACGAGGTTCTGAGATAGAATTATCTACGATAAATCCACCAATAGGTTTGGTAGGAAGATCTCCCTCATAATTAAAGATTGATGCATCATCAACAAATATTTGAGCAGATTCTGAAGAAGATAGATCTCTAATAATCTTCGCTGTTGGGAAGATTAAAGGTTCTGTTATACTTCTTGCTTTAGAAATAACTCTACCACCAATAATTTTATCAGTTTTTTGTCTAGTCCAACTAAACTGCTTTCTTTCACTAGTAATTCCTGGCCCAGTATAGAAACTGGTTTCTATTCTATCAGAATCAACAATTGCTTCAATTGTTCTATTTGTTTGATCTTCCTTATCAGTTTGTATCTTTAATAGTTCAATAAGATCACCAGGTTTTACTGTTTCTTTAATATCACTGATTAAAACAGTATCTTCACCATCAGTACCACGATAGAAGAATATAGTTACATCGTCAGTTGCTCTAGGTGCTTCATTGAATATAAATGAAGTTCCTCCATCAAATTCATAAGCAACTCCTGGCTCTTGGATTGCACCATTGACTATAATTAACAATGCATTTGAAAGATTCATCTCAGGGAATGCTGGTGTATCTTCAGATTCAAATGCTAATAATCCACCATCATATTTTAATTCAAATCTTGTTTTAGATCCATCTTGCTGATTCTTAATACTATCAATATAGTCAAATTGTCCAAATTGCCATGCTGAAAACTCATCACTTCTAACATCAACTGCATCAAATATTGCAGGAGTTATTATTTCCTGTAAATTAGAATCTGTAACTAAACCAACAGGTGTAAACTTATCACCTCTTCTGAATCCATAACCATTTCTAGTAATTCTAAACTCAGTTACTTCACCATAAGATAAATCGCTAAATGTTGTTACTCCAACAAATACTTTAATTGTATCAGTATCCACAATTTCCCGAATAGCGATACTCTGTCCTGAAACTGGATCAGTTGAACGTGGATAGTCATGTTCACTGCTAAAGTTATCTCTACCACATGTGAAGGTTAATGAATCATCAGCAATTGTAATAGTATTAGCAAGTGATAAACCATGATTAGTAGTAAATGATAATTCAAGAATACCTGTTGATGGAATATATCCTGCATCATTAACAGTTAGAGTTCCACCAATACTTCTGGTCACTGAATTAATACCAGCACTTACAAATCTATGCTCATCTCCACGTGGACGTTGACCCATACCAATATTAAGTAATAGACCTGTTCCAGTATCTGTAGTTGGGCCATCACCTAATCTGGATACACCAATAACTCCAAGATCATCATATGCAGGTTCTGGAATAACCAAACTAGGATTGATATAATTTGTACCAGCAGCACCAACACTAATGTCTAATCTTGCACCAGTTCCATATGGTGATTTACCTACATTAACTGTAAATTTGTTTGCAGCAAATACTTGCTCAACACCAACAATTTTATTATGTACAGGATCTTTCTTAGGTCTAGGATAAGGATGAAGATCAAGGAAATTATTTTTAGCACATGTGAATGTTAAACCACCAGTTACAAATCCAACAGTATTATTTGCTTTTTGAATACCACTTGCAGCTGCAGATACGAATGTATGTGCTGATGTATTTGTAGATGGTGCTCTCTTAAGTGTCTGAATTTGGAAAGTAGTTCCAGATACATTAGAAATTGGAATCCACTTATTGTGAATTGGATCACCTACTCTAGGATAAGGATGCTCAGTTTGATTATTATCATAAGCACATGTAAAGATCAAGGAGTTCTCTTCAATCTTAACTAAGTTTCCATTTGACCATCCGTGAGCACTAGCAGTAGTAATCTCAACAACACCCGTAGTTGGGTTATAAGTTGTACCACTAGCAGCAGTATTGATTCCTGATTGAGTGAAACTATGACTTGCTGTAGTTGTTACAGTCAAGATTCCACTCTTAGGATCATATTCAGTACCAGTAGTTGCGGTAAATGGGCCACCTGCGTTTGCAGTAATTGAACCTACACCAGCAGTTATAAATCTATGTTTGTTGTAGTCTACTATTTCTGCATTTACTACACCACCAGTACCAACACTAGATCCAACAAATGCTTCAAATGATGTTGGATCATTATTGAACGCATCTGTACATATACCAACCACTGGGTCTGAAGAACGTGGATATGGATGTAATGTTCTAAAGTTATCCTTACCACAAGTGAATACAAGAGATTCTGTCTTAATTCCTATTTTATTGTTATTAGCAGCAACAGCAGTCATACCTGCATCACCAACTACAACCTTTAATATTCCACTTCCACCTTCATAAGAAGAATCAAGAACATCAAGAGTTGAATTTGTTGTTACTCCAACAAAGACACTGAATGAAGTAGCTCCAGTTGTAGCAATACCAACAACTTTACTATATGTCTTATTAAGAGGATCTTTTCCTAATCTTGGATATGTGTGAATAGATTGATTATTATCTCTACCACATGTAAATGCTAGTGAATCAGTCTTAATTCCAACTTCATCAACTGATTTAGTAATTGGTTGAGATGCTGATACAAATGTATGAATACCTGCATTTATATCTCCCGCAAGTCCAACATAAACAGCAAATGTGTTAACACCTACTTGCTCAATTGGTAACCACTGACTTCCAGTTTCATCCTTATCTGCAGAATCAAATCTTGGATAGTAATGATCTGTTGCATGATTATCGAGAGCACATGTAAATCTTAGAGAATTTTCAGCAATCTTAACATATTCTCCAGTCTGCCAACCATGGCCTGTAACTGTGATATCTAAGTATCCAGTTGTAGGATTATATCCAGCATCAGCAATTGTGTGAGTAGTTGGTGCACTGAAATTATGAGATGATACAAAGAATGTAACGATACCTGTTTGAGGACTATACTCTGCATATGGACTAGCAATAGTAGTAGTTACATTAGGTGATGAACCTACGTTTAATTCAACTGTAGTTGCAGTAGGAACAGTAACCGCAGTATTAACTCCAGCAATAGGATCTGATGAACGAGGATATGCATGTTCTGTATTATTATTATCTCTATCACAAGTAAAGGTTAATGCACCATTATCAAATGATATTTGCTGGCCACCAGTAATTCCATGAGCAGATGCAAAGGTCATTTGTAATACACCAGTAGATCCTGTATATGCTGCTCCGATAGGTGTTAATTTACCACCACCAGTAACCTTAGTAATAGAATCAGTAGCACCTCTAACAAAGGTATGTTTATAATCACCACCACTGAATATTGCATTTGCAAGATCACTAGAACCAGAAACAAATGAGTGTGCATAATCACCACCAATTTCTATAGCACTACTTGCAGCACTTACAAACTTATGCTCATAAGGTGAATCAGTAATTCCTATAGAAATATTACCAGCATATGCAGAACCATATGTTGCATCACCATACCATGGTAGTGTATAACCTCTACCAAGATAACGGTGAGGTATAGAGTTAACACCAACCTTAGTAGTAAATCTATATCTTGGTAATTTACCAACATCTAATGTAATTGTGCTTGTAGTTACTGATGTTACACCAATAACTGATCCATCTCCTGCAGGATCTCCAAGACGTGGATAAGGATGAATAGTTGCATAGTTATCTTGTGAGCATCTCCAGTCTAATGATTCTGTCTTAAGTCCAACAGTCTCACCTATCATCTTCAAAATACCATCAGATGTTGCAGATACAAATGTATGTGCATATTGATCTTCAGCAGCTGCAGCACCAACATATACAGTAAATGTGTTTACAGTATAAGCATGAACTGCTAACCACTTATGATGAGCAGGATCATTTGGTCTAGGATATGAATGTTCTGTAGCATTACCATCTTTTGTGCAAGTATATGTTAGAGAATGATCTTTTATTTGTACTCTCATTCCAGTAACAAGACCATGACCATTACTTGTGATTACTAGTCTTCCAGTTGATTGTGTATAAACTGCATTAGTTGCTGTTAGTGGAGTTGCAGCAGAGTACCCATGGCCTGACCCTATAGTCAATTCTACCTGTCCAGTGCTTGGAATATACGTTGCGTCAGTTACGTCCCTCTCACGAGCAGGAGAAGTACCTACAGGAACTTCAATAGTTGTTGCATTTGGTACTGTTGCAGTTAATGTTTGTCCAAATGCAGGGTCAGTAGCACGAGGATATTTGTGCTCTGTCTGGAAGTTATCTCTAGAACATTTAAAACTTAATGAAGCATTAGCAATAGTTACATTTCCACCACCAGAAATACTGTGTGCACCAGCGAATGTAAGAGTTAGAACTCCTGTATTAGCATCATAATCTCCACCATTTGGAGTTAAACTACCGTTTATTGCATTAGTAGTAGCAGAAACAAATGTATGCTTATAATCACCACCTGAATAAAGAGCACTAGTTGCAGTACCTACAAATTGATGAGTATAATCTCTTTCATCAACATTAAAGATTGTATAGTCTTCACTATAACTTGTTAAACCTACAGGATACTTAGGATAAGTAGAAGTTGTTATACCTGAGAATCCACTTCTAACTAATACTGCACCAGTTCCTACACCTACAAATCTGTGTAGAGAATCTGTACCAACACCAACATTAATGGTTATTGACTGAGTAGTTCTTTCAATAATAGGTGTAGCTATTCCTGCAATAGGATCTGTACCATGACGAGGATATGAATGGTAAGAAGAATAGTTATCTTGTGAGCATGTGAATGTTAATGAATCAGTTGCAATACCAACACTCTGCCCAACTCCTAAAGCATTAGCACCAATGATTAATGTTAAATTACCATTACCTGCATCATAAGTTGCATCAGTAACATCATAATCATCAGCACAAGTAAATCCTAAACCAACCAATTTAACTTGTCTGATAATACCAGATTCAAAGTAAGTAGGATAAGTTGTAGTAATCTCTAATTCACCAGTAACATTATCATAATCTGCAGCTGCAATTGGATTTTTAACTGATGCAACAGTTGGGAATCCAACAATACTAGTAATACTACCTGCAGCATCAGTTTCAACATATGCTTTTGCTGGTACTGGAACAGCATATCCTAGTCCTGGTGTAGAACCAAGAGAAACTAACATACCACCTCGTGGTAGTTGGTTTTGATTTATATCTTGAGGATCAATAAAGACATCTCCTGTAGCAGATGTTATACCTGTGAATACAATACTACTAATTCCAGCAGAAGTATCTTCTGAAATTTCAAAATTATTATCTGGATTATTAGCAGCAGATGGTTTTTGGAAAATATTACTAATAGTCAATAATCCACTACCACCAGTACTTCCTAGACCAACGGTATTTGCACCACCAACTTTTAATGTAAATTGAGTATCGAGTCCAGTAAATTGGTCAGTTATATCATCATATATTTGGTTAGTACTATAATCATTCCTTAAGAATGCACGTCCAGTAAAGGATGATGTTGGGAAATCTAAATTATTTGCATTTTTCTCTACCTGAGGGTTTCCTTTAGGTGACTCAGTAAAGTGTATTTCTTTACCAACAATATTGTATGAACCTCTATAAAGTTGAACAGTTGCATTATTTGCATGAGCAGAAGGTGTTGAACCAACAAATGATCTTTCAACTTGAAGAAGAGATGTTGTTCCAACTCCAACAATAGGGCCATCTGTATCAGTACCTATTCCAAGATTAACAATCTTCATAAACTCATCACCAACCCTTACAATATCATCAGGGCCAAGAGATGAGATACCACTAACTGAGAAAGTTGTTGCAGTAGTACCTATACCTAATGTACCAGCACCATCAATATTTTCAGTATTATTTTGGAGACTGAATGCAATTGGATTATATGCTAATGGAGATTGTATTAAATTATCAATAGTAATGACTGCTTTTGTATTAGCAACAGCCATATGGAATTCATGTGCATTTCCTGTACCAACACCAACAAATGTAACAGCAGTACCAGCAAGTGCTAATGTCTTAGTAGTTGCTATCTGGAATGAATCACTACCATCTCTAATAACAAACACAGGACTTGTTAATGAATTAATACCACCTCCACCATCTACGTATTGTACTGGGGTAGATCCAACACCAACAAATGTTGAATTTGGTTTGTATATTAACTCTTCTCCAGTTCTGAAGAAATGATTATCAATATTGAAAGTACCTGTAGCAGGATTAAATATTTCTGGTGTAGCAGGATCAAATGATTTAGCAAAAACTGGAGTGAGTCCAGAAGTTAATGTAAAATTCTTCCTATTAATTCTATCACCATTAATTGCATTGTAGAAGAACAATTTGATCATTTCTCTTCCACTACCAAATTCAAGTTCTTCTGTAAGAGGTTCATTAAGTGTGTCTAATGGGCCATACATACAAAGACTTAATGAAGCTACCTGAATTTCAGTGCTTGCATATGCAGAATCTGGAATAAACTCAAGTTGTAATTGATTACCATTGTACTTACCATTAAATGATCCCAATCCTGATAAACTATCTGAAATAGATGTACTTCCTACAGATATGAATGGTGATGGTTGTGTATAAACATCGCCACCATCATGCATCGTATAAACTTGATGCAATGCTCTAGTTGATCCTGCACTAACTTCAACAACAGATTTAACTGCATTAAAATCAGTATTAATAATTGAAAATACGGTTGTTGTTCCAGTACCAATAGAATAATCAGATTGATAAAGAGCAGTTTGTTCAGATCCTGCAGGTTGACCAGGTGCTAAGAATCTATAAGTTCCAACTCCAACAGCTGTTGAACCAAATCCAACAATTTTTGACTTAAGTTGAATAATATCTGTTGAAGGATTATGATATTCGACTATTAATTCATTTCCATAACCAGAATCAGTTGAAAAACCTACTGTAAATTCACCCATGAATTGATCTGAGTACATTCCAACATCAGAATGTGTATCAACAAAATATTCGGAAGTATATGTGTGTTCACCATCATGACTAACATATAATTCTACATAATTTTGCTCATTTGTTGTTTCATTCAGTAAATGATTTTGTAGATGTAATGAATGATATTTTTCAGAACTTAAACCAATAATTCTTGTAGTTGTAATACCTGATGAAACGGTAGTGGCCACACCTACAGAACCACTAAGATTAACAAATCCTACCGCAAATGTACCAACACCTGCTTGTTGATTAAATTGTGTTCTAACAATCTTAAGATCGTAGTCTGTATTATACGCATCAGGTAAAGGAGTAAATCTAAGGTAAGTATCTCCAAGAGCATCTTCAAATACTGCAAAACTACCAATAGATGTCTCATCATCTAATTTTTGTTTTTGTAATAAAACAGATTCTGTTCCATAATTACTTAATAAGACTAAATCTGCTATCTGAACATCACCTTGACCTATATCTGTAACTCTAACAAATAAACTTTCAAATTCATTAACACTAGAAGCATCTATTTTAAATAAATTTAAGAATTCACTTGGATCACCATCTAAGTTTGAGAATTGACTATTAATGTCGTCTATTAGTAAAACTTGGTTACTTTTTGCAAGTAAATATGATGATAATCTCTTATTTTCAATTTCAACAAATTTAGATGCCTTACCAGTTCGAGTTATATTTGATCCAAAAGTAGTATTGTATTCTAAGTCAAACGCAGTAGTCCAATTATAAAGTGTATCTACTCTTTCATCACCTGTTAAATCAAGAATAGAAAGTGATTGTGATGTACTTCCAACTGCAACTAATGCTGTTGTAGATGATATTCCAGTGTCTGCAAAATTCTTAAGACCTGCAGTATGAAGTAATCCATTTACTGGACTTCTTAATGTACTATATTCTTGACTACTTTTAACTGTATATGAAAGATTTTGATAATAATCATTATCAGGAAGTACTTGATTATCTAAATTTAACTTTCCAACATCATCACTCCAACCAATATCTTTTTTAACTGCATAATCTACAGCAAATTTTCCTTGATTTTCAGTAATACTAACAATATTTGCTACTGTTCCAGATTCTTTTCCTACAATAATTTCATTAGGACTTAATTCATAAGTTCCAGCAACTTTAATAAAATCAGGATTTTTTGCATCTGTTTCAGTTGAAGTAATATATAAATCTCTTACAATTTGATTTGAAACTAATTGTTCCCCAATAATAAATTGTGATGGGAATTGATATGATGAAAATGTTGGATAATTGTACTTATTAATAATTACTGCAAGAGATCCTTGATCAACAACAGCAGTACCACAATTTGTCGTATATTCACTTGCATCAACAGTTACTGCATCAAGTGTGCCTGTTGCATATGCTATAACTTTAGGGAATCTATAACCCATCTCTACAGAGTTAAAACCAGTACCAGCAGTACCAACTTTAACCATATTTTCTATAAAGACTTCATCACCTACTGTGAATGGTGCTGGAGAATAACCTGCTGATGGAGTTGTAATATAACATGTAAATATTCCAGTATTGTTACTAGCAACTGTCTGAATACCAATACCATTAGTATTATTGACTGTAAATAATTCTACAGCTTTCTCTGGTAATCCAGTTGGAGCTACAACTACATCAACATATCCTATTGAAGGCCCTGTTAATTCTGCTCTCAATAATCCAGATTGAATTCTTTGTCTTGTATCTGGATGTACAATATGAACATTTGGTTCATCCAAGTAATTATCACCACCACTAGTAACAGTAACTACACCTATTGTATTTGAATTTTCAATAATAATTAAAGGTGAGATATATGCATTTGGTTTCAGAGTTTTATCTGATGAATACTCAAATCCTTCATTAATTATTCTTACTTGGTTTGCATTACCGACTGATTTTGAAGCAGGGATAACATATGCACCTGATCCAGTTGCTAAAGTACCAATACCAATAAAATTAGGTAATCTCTTGTATCCGAATCCACTAAAGTCAATTCCTACCTTATGAACACCACCAGTCGCTGTTAGAGATGTTGTATTGTATTCTAAAGTGCTAGCCTCAGATGATGTATATGATAATCTTTCAGGAACTTGTCTTAATAATATATCAAACGTTGTAGATGCTGTAGAAACAACATCATACTTACCATTATATAAACTATCTGCAAAGTTTATGAATGAATGATTTTTGACTTGAGTATCTGCTGTACTGATAAATCCACTTTTTTCTATGTTGTAGTATAACTTAGATGGAAGCATATTATCATAATTTAAAGTTCTAGTTGCAACAGTACCAAGACCAACTGTTCCAACACCTGTTATAGTAAATTCAGTTGCACCTGTAAATCCAGTAGAAACAAATTCATTCTTAAACTGATCATCATAGTAGAACTTAAAGTCATATCCTTCTAAAGATGGATCAACTACATCAAATACTACATCACTATTTCCAACAATGAATAAAGATGGATTTATTAAAGAAAGATACTGTGAAGTTCCTCCAGTATCAATCATATCAACTACAGTAGGAGGATTACTATAAGCATCCTTAGATGTTGCACATAATTTGATAATATCTTCATCAACTTTAAATACAAAGTAACTACCAGTTGATAATCCAGTAGCTATAGTATTAGCATCATAGAAAACTTTATCTCCTGTCTTTAATCCATGCTCATTTAAAGTTATTTCGTTAGTTATTGAATTAATTCCAGTATTAATGAAATTAATAGGATTAACTAAAAGATGTCCAGTTACTTCATTTCTCTTGAGTTTTATACCTGTAGATGTTCCAATACCAACTGCAAGACTAGATCTAACTGTTAAATCAATCTCATCACCAATACTTAAGTTATGATTAAATGCTGTAGAAATAGAAACAGTTGAAATAATTTTCTGTGTTTTTGCTAAAACTTGCTCAAATTTAGTAGTAATGTAATAATTATCCCTATCAGTACCACCACCAGTGAAAAAGACATCTGAAAAACCTATTCCAACACCAGTTCTTATACCAATATAGTTTTTACCTCTATCTGTAACAAATACCTCTTGTGGTAGATTATAACTAACGGTACCCGAACTATTAGCAATAGATATTTGTGCTGCTCCACCAGGAACTGAAATAGTCACTGAATCATTATTATTAAACTTATGATTAGGTAAGAAAATTGTCTGAGTTGGAATATTTCTTGTAATTGTAGTACTTCCAAATCCAAATGATGATGAATGACTGATACCAGATGTAACACCAAATCCAACTTGATGAATTGGATTAAAATATGCAATATTATTTAATTTTGACTCAAAATAAGGTACAACTTTAGGAATAGTAAATGAGTCAGATATTATAGAAACTGGACTACCTACATTATGAGAAACACCTGAAATACCTCTATTTGCTTTTATTATTTTCTCATTTGGGAATATTTCTAAAACTTGCATTGTTTCAGAACCAACTGTAATACTATTACCTACACCTAAAGACTCAGGAACTGATGTAACATACAATTCACTTGCACTTGGTAGAGATCCAACTGTAGGTACTGCTGCGATTAATTGAGTACTTGCTGTTACTATACCAATTTGATATCGGCCATTTACTTGAGTTAGAACTGTAGATAATCCAGAAATAACAACATCATCACGACTAACTAAAGAATGTTGAGGTAAAATATTAACTTGTACATTCTCAGGATTCCAAGTCAATATTGTATTATCAAAAGAGGTAACTGCAGTTTGTATATCAACAATAGTTTTACCCTTCAAGGAAGAAATTTTACTTGATAAACCTTCACCACCACTATCAGTTTCATCAAATATTAACTTCTCATTCATTGAATAATTCTCACCAGAAGTAACAATATTCAATTCATCAATGGTTCCTGATGTAACTGATTCTATTATTGCTTTCTGATTAGAAATTTCATTAGTTTCAATAATAAAGTCATTATCAATATCTTTTTCAGCAACTCTATATGGGAATGTATTTCTAAGTAGATTATTTGTCGCATAATCATAATCTTGTGATAAAACTTGGTCTACTGGAACAGATCTAAAACTATTACCTACAAAATACGGGAAATCTGGTTTATTTTGATTACTACTATCTTTTATAGTTGCATAATATGCATAAATTCCATTTGGAAATTCAGGTGTTTTTGCAAAACGACCATTATTAATATCTAAATCACCAGAATCATCAAATTTATGATCTTCTACAAAGAATCCCTCTGAAAATACACTAGTCAAAGGCCTATCTTCTACTGCAGAAGCGTCTAATGTATAACCACTAATTATTCTTGTTGCAAATGAGTTTGCATCCTGAGGATTTGAATAACCAAAAGATCCATAAATTGGATTTCCATCATAAGCCCATCCAATAATTTTAGAAGCAACTGTAATACCTATACCAACTTCACCAAATGATGTTCTGTAAGTTTCACCATATCCAACAACTGTATATTTTAATTTATCGTTACTCTCTACAAATAATTCATTTTCTTCGTATTTTTGAACCATGTCTATAGTTAATGGTCTAACATTAACATTAACATTTGCACCATCACCAGCAGCAACTACTGTTAGTTTAGTTGATGCTGTAGAGTACCCAATACCTGCACTAACAACTTGAACCCCTGTTATTCTATTATTGGTTATAATTGGTCTTAATTTAGCACCAGATCCTGCATTTGTTTCATCAACTAGGTTTAAATCAGGTGTTGAGTAATAATCAACTCCACCATAGTTAATATCAACACTTACAACTCTACCATTAATAACATTTGGTTTTAATGATGCATTTCTACCATTTTGTATTGATACTGTTGGTTTCTTTTCAAAGTTGATGATAGTTGAACCATAACCAGTACCAGTTTCATACAAATAAGCATCAATAATACTACCCCTAACTGTAGGAGTAAGTATCATCTCTTCAACTACTTGTGTAGCAGTACCAAATCCAACAGGAGTATATTTTAATGATACTGAAATATCTGGATATTTAAAGACTTGGAATCCTTGTCCTGAATAATCAAATTTAACAAAATTACCTCTATCAAAATTAATAGGATCTGTTCCAGCAATACCAGCATTAGCTAACCTAAATGAATGATCATTAAGTTTAAGAACCTGATAATAATTCGCAGTTGTTGTGATACCTGTAGTTGTAGTTAATCCAGTAATTGTTTCTGGAGTTGATGTACCAGCACCTGCAGCAGTTGTATATTCAACTATATCACCATTACTAAATCCATGATTTTCAAATATTACTTTATTGTATTGTGTAGAAATTCCTGTAGGTTTAACATATAATTTTCTATTAGTTAATGTTCCACCATCTATAACTTCAATAGCACCAACTGATTTTTGATTAGGTAAAGTAGAAAATTTATGTGTACCAGCAGTATTAGAAACACCTAAACCAACTACATTAGTTTTATTAATAGCACTTAAAGCACTTTCATATAATTTAATTGCTCTATTATTAATTACTTCTACAAAGTAAGAACCATTATTAACTAGAGTAGCGGTTCCAACCCCAACACCGATACCTTCATTCCCATTGGATTTATAGATTACTTCCTGAGCATTTTGTAAATTATGACTAGTTAAGAATGTAATAGTATTAGCAGTTTCATCAACTCCACCAGCAAAAACTGTTTGTCTACCATCAAATTCAATTTCTCTTGATTTACGAATAATTATTGGTTCAAGAACTGCAGTCCCATTACCACCAAGAACATCAATACTTTGAACTTCTGTAATATCAAATCCTTGAGGATCAATAAAGACTTTAGTAACAGAACCTTGTACTACTGGTTGCACTAAAGCATCTGTACCTACACCAGAACTAATATGTATATTTGGTGGCCTAACAACATCATAATTGTTACCAGAAGTAACAACAGTTGCAGATTTTAATGGGCCATAATAAACTTTATCTTCAGATTTATAGTTAGTAATCTCTACACCATTAATTAACATACCAGTTGCACCTGGTTCTGTTAATGTTTGATCTGCTCTATTTGAAGATGATGTTAATGGAAACTTCTTAAGTGTTTTTTGTGCTGCTATTTCTTCTGATCTTTGAGAATTTAATATAAACTTATGATCACCAGCAACAGATTTTAATGGAATATAAGTAGCACTCTCAATAGATGCTCTAGATCCATATACTCTAATCTTCTTTTTATCACTAGAAACAATCTCACAGTAATATCTGCCAGTTTCTAATCCGACATAATGAGTACCAGATGGTTTATAATATATTTCATCACCTGTAAAGAAAGGAACAGCAGATGGGAATGAAACAACACTATACTGATCTAATGTATTTGGTACTAAACTATCTAATCCACTAGCTGTTGCAGACTTAACATCAGTGGTTATAACATTTAAAAAGTCGGTAGTAACACCAGTTCTTCCAGATGGAAGTGAATTTGCTGCATAATATGCTTCAGTTTCATCTTTAATGTATAAATTTGATGTATCTGTGATAATATTATCAACTTCTAAAGGAACTGCAGTACTTTTTGCATAATTTAGTTTTCTTCTAAGGTCAATTGCACCTTCTACAGATAAAGCATCTGATAATTGAACAGTATCATCACCAGTTATTTGTAAAATTGAACTTTCTAAGTTTCCATTATTAAATGCTACAACATTATTTGACCTATTACGAACAACTTCAACTATATCACCCTTTTTTAGACTAGATTTATCAATTTTTGACTTAGTAGTAAAGGTACTTGCACTGTTAAATGACTGTCCTTCAAGGAAATATCTACAACTTGTGTTATAAATCCATGAATTTGCAAAAACTTGCTTAAATGTTGCGTTTGTTGCTGGATTTTGTATAAAGTCTCCAACATTTTTAACTGAAATTGTCTCACCTTCATTAATATTCAGGTTTGTAGAGATCTGTTCAAAGTCTGAAAGTACACCAGTAAGTCTTAATTCTACTTTTTTAGTACTATCTCCATCTTCATAACCATAATAAGTGTTATTACTTCTTATTTCATCTGATTTTTTAATAGAAACACCTATTCCAGTGCATCCAAAGAACTGGTTAACACTCTTACTTGTGTAATCAATAGATGTATTACCAAGAGATATTATAGTTCCAGTCTGGCCAAACCCTACAGTTGAATCAACACTAAGGACTGATGAACCAATACTTACATTATCAAGACATCTAGTTGCTTGTGTAATATCAAAATCACCTTGAATTGTAGAATCGGAGTCATCAAAACCAATGAAAAGTGATAATTTATAGTAATTTTGAATAGTTGTTAGTGCAACACCAACTCTACTAAATCCTTCAACCTCAGATATTGAAGCACTAGTATTAACATCTGATGTTTTGAAGAGTGTTTGACCTGCTAATTTGGTAACATCACCACTAAGAGCCTCAGCAATTACAACTTCTCTTCTAACATAATTCGCTGCAGATGGTTTTAATAAATATTCTTCTAAATTTACAACTTTTGGAGTTTCGTTATAAAGTGCATTAAATAAAATTCTGAATGATTCATCTGTTCCTTTAGCATTATATAATGCTCTTGCTTCTTTTATAAACGTACCTGCATTCAAATTTGGATCAAAATCGACATTTTCTAACCCTGGAGTAAGAGAATACTTAAGTTTTTTATAAAATTCTTGTAAAAATAGAGAACTTAAGTTTTGTACATAAGTACCTGATAAATGATCAGCAGTACTAGAAGTGGAAAATGTTAAGTCTTCTTGATTTAATTCTTGATGATAACTTGTAATACCACTAAAACCACGTTTAGCACCAGTAAAACTATTAGTTGTTACTCCAGTATAAGTTATAATCTCATCATTAATCTTTAATAAACCCCATTCACTAGGAAAACCCTTTGTACTAGAAACAGGAATAGTATCACTACTTGTAGTAATTCCAGTAGAAAGAGTTGTTGATCCAATAACAACGTCTGGGGTTAAATTATCTAATTTTAAATACTGATCTAAATTATCAGAGATGTCAATATTACCTCCCTGATATTCTTGAGAAATATAATATTGCTTTAAAAAATCTACTGCACGAGGACTTTCACTCAATACATATTCGGGCAGCTGATTTTCAATGATTTGTTGAACCTTTACTTTTGGTTCAAAGCCAGTTTGAATCATATTTTGATTACTCGCGTATTAATTTTCCGTTTAGATAACTTGAAGTATAGAAGTCCTTAATAAAGCTAGTTCCAGTAATTTCATCACCTGAACTTATCACATCCCTAATCATATTTATTGTACTTTTTGAAAGACTAAAATTGAGGTATAGTTCTTTTAATCCAACTACATCATTAGATTCTGGAATTGCTTGTACTTCTACAACACCACTATTATCAAGTGTTGATGTAATATTCACTGTACTTAGAAGAATTTCTCCTTTTATATAATCTACGGTTCCAGCTGAACCAATAACAGTATTTTCAGTTCCATTGTCTAATATTTCCACGATAGAGATAACACCTGTCTTCATATCTGAATTAGGAGTATCTGTAAGGTAAACAGTTCTAATATTATTAGATATTGTAAACCCAGTAGACTTAATATTTTTTCCTGCTGTGGTTACATGGAATTGGTTACCGAAACATAGTTCATATTGGGCAAACTGGTTAATTGCTGCCTTCAAATCCCTTCTAATACGTACACGGGTAATATTAGAGGTAATAGCAGTATCTGTACTATCAATTACTTGCTGTACTTTACTATATTTGAATCTACCACCAAATTTATTCATATCTACAGAATTTGAATATGCAGTTAGTGTATTTGAGACTTTTGTTTGAAGGGCAGATGAAGTAGAGACCTTATTTTCATCAAAATACACTGCAGAATCAATTTCCACATATAGTATTTTAAGATCTTCAATTTTTTGGTTAATACCAGATACAGCGTATTGCTTTAATTGGGATAAAATCCTAGTTTTGTTAAATGCTGATACATATGTACCATTCTTAGGTTTAATACTAATTGTAACAGTACCAAACTCTGGTGGATCCATTTCTTCACCACCAACGACTGCTACTGACTCAGTATCTGGGTAAATTTTCTTTATTATTGCCTCATAATCCCTAGGTGTAACCGCCCTGTATTGGGAGGAATAGATTCTAGGTGCATAATACTTAATTGAACTAATAGACTCTATTTCAGACCCATTTGTGGATGCCTCAACGGTAGCCACACTAGGAGTTGATGTTAGAGTGATAGATCCCCCTGCTGCATTAACAATTCTACCTGCAAATGAGAAACTATTATTATTTCCAATACCATTTCCGTCTTCTCCATCAGTAATAATATATTGAACAGTAACTACAGACCCATTTTCCAGTTTTTTACCAATTATTCCATCACCAAACACTACTTCATACCTTTCATCTTGTACTTCTTGCACTAAAAAGATTTCTGAGACTGAATCTACGTCTAAAATGTTAGAAACTAGTGAATATTCAATTCCAACTGACCCAGATGCGTCACTAGGCCCCTTAACATACACTTTTATAGTCGAAGTATCAATATGTGGGTTGTCTAAAATGAATCTTTGACTTAATGAACCATCAACTGTGAAGGTTTTGTTAAGAAATGTGCCTTCTTTTAGTAAAATATTTTCAAACGTTGCTACAAAAGTGCCTATAGATGGTTCTCTTACTGGTGCAGAGATGTCTTCGGACGTTGAGAACACATATGAGGTGTTGTTAGCATCACCTATACACACTAAACCTGCTCTTATAGTCGCTATAGGGGTTGAATTGAGTGAAGTTATGTTTAGACCTACATCAAATGTTACTTGTGCTGTGGCTGCCGTCCTAGAACGGGGTACATAACCTATATTTCTTGCTAATGAGACGACATTTTCTCTAACTGTTGCTGAATCTAGGAAAGATTCGTTCACAACCATGTTTGAGTTGAATGCTGTGATATACGTATTATAAGCTAACGTGTCGATAAGGACGGAAAAGTTCGATCCTTCGAAGTCAAAGTCCGTAAAATTGCTATTTGCACGGAGATATGACTTAATTGAGGTTTTTATTTGATCAAAATCAAGATCTGTAAATTTAGTGAAAGGCATGTTATCTTGTTGCCTCTAAGAGGAATGAATATTCTTGTGTTGGAAACTCTTGTCCTATAATATCAAAGATAACGGTAACATCAAAAGAGTTAACTTCTGGATTTGGGTCTACCGCAACGGTTACGTTTTCTACTCTTGGTTCAAAGTTATCTATTGCAATGGCTATCTGCTGCCTTATAGTAGACGCAGTACCAAAATCAACGAATTCAAATAGACTTCTTTGGACATCTGATCCTAACAGTGAATTAAAGAATCTTTCAGTAGGAATTGTTTGTACTATATTTCTTACAGAACGACGAATTGCGTCTTCATTCTTCAATACTTGTAAATCATCTGTTACAGGATGAGGTTTAAACGACAATGAAATGTCTTTAAATGCTCTAGATACCCTCTTAATCGCCATTAGACAAAGGTTTTTTATTATTTATAATGGTTTCCCCATAAAAAAAGTGCCTCTTTCGAGACACTGCGGTTATTTTCCTTGTCCTCTGTACTTTTTACGAGCCGAGTTACGGGATGTTGCCGAATATTTTGAGTGTTTTCCGCTTCCTTGACGAGTTTTTTTGGGTGTTGCCTCCTTACTCGTGTTCGTACTTGAATAAACTGCCATAATTACTCCTTGTTAATCTTAGTTTTTACTGTATCAGGATGTGGAGAACCTGTTTTGTAGAATTCAATCGCTAAGTCCTCCATCATATCAAAGTATTCGTTCTGTGTGAGATTCGAATACTTCTCCTCACCACCTATGAGAATACTATATGATTCTTGTTTTCTCATGTCCTACACGTACACGTGGATCGCACCAGATTTCGTAACCTGCTTCTTTTGCATCAAGACAGAAAGAAACGTCTTCACCGCACATGTCTTGTACCTCGCCACTTTCGAAGACCTGCATCTTAGGTGCAAACCATGGATAAGGTATACCTTCGTTTTCAAATACTCCCTTTTTAATAAGAAGCCATCCGAAACCTGTGTAGTCTACTGTAAAAGGTTTCTTTCTCTTACTCATACTTTCAACTGTTTCATGATTCATGACTCCACCGTTGTTACGGAAATCATCTTCTTCTAACCAGTGAGCAACTGAAGTTGTTTTACCATCCTCTGTAGCATACCAACCTGCTGCTAAGTCTTTTTCCATTAAGACTAACTGAAAGAACTTCTCAGAATTAAAAACTATATCTGAGTCAATCCATAGTTGCCAATCATATTTTAGTTTTCCATCCCATGGTAATTGCTTAGGCCCTCTGAGTACGTTAGCACCCAAACATTTACAACGGGCGAAATTTACCATTGATGAATAATCTTGAGATATCTGTATACTTGCACCAGCCTGAACCAAGTCGAAGCATAGTTGTACGAAACTCTTTAGGTACTGATATGAAACTCCGCGGCCAGGTAAACAGAATACTATTGCCTTCCCTTTTACCAACTGCTTAGCTCTATCATAATCCCATTCTTGCACTTGCTTTTGTGCAGTCGGTGCTTTTGCCTTCACCGTGAATCCTTTAGCCATAAAAATTAAATTCCTTTCAATCCAATTATATCATCTTATATAGTCGTTGTCAATCAATCTGTATCTTCGGTTAATATTACTTCTTTATCTACCAAGTTCCATTTAAGTTCTGTATCTTCGAACCATCCCATCTCATTGATAACTGCTTCTGGTATTATAATCTTATACTCTCCAGTTGCGGGATCGACCTCTATGGTCGAAAAAATATGTCCGAAATTTTTTTGCATTAATGAAACGACCTTACATGTTTTTATATAGGGGAAAAAATTTTTGTATAACAGGAAACATTTATCTCGCTTCCGTAACACTTTGTAGGTTAGGGTCTCTTTCGGTTTTTATATACGGGGGATCAACCGCATATAATATGTCTGAGACACTAATAAGGCATAGTAGCTGTGTCTGTTGCTGTGTTGAGTAGTTCAGCGATGTTATCCTGTTGTAATTTCAAAACTACCTGTGAGTTCTTATTGGCTTTGCTTAGGCCTAAAAATGCTTTAATTCCGTTGTTGCTTGTTAGTCTAAGTCTAAGGCCTGTGTCCTTTGTCTCTGTTCCGTTGGTTAATATAACCTTACGGCTGCTCTGCCCTTTCCAATCTCTCTTGAATTCGGCCTTCCAGCCCTGCTTCAGTAACTGAACTGTTAATAGATTCTCTTCTTTGACCATGTGTATATTATTGGCCTCTGAATCATTAATAACCATAACCATGCCATGATTCTCTTCTAACATGACCTGCTTGAGCCATGTGGTGAGTGCATCAGAGCTGATTGCGTTCAACTGGTTTGAACAGTGGCTGGCGAAGTACTGGCGAAAGTTTTCAACCTGCTTCTCGGCTTGGTCTGTGTCTCTGTATAACTTAGTCAATAGGATAAAGTCTTCGAACTCCTTTGTATCTACTAGGCCATCAATCTTTGATG